TGGGCCGCATGGTGTCAAAACTGTGCCTGGCGGACGACGTCTACATCCCGTACAACGGCTCGAGCGTCGTTTCCCAGTGCCCGCGCCTAACGCACCGCATTGCAATGGACTCCAACGAGTACCGCAAGCGGGCGTTGGCAGGAGAATACCTTGATGTGCCCCTTGACACCTATGCCTCTCCCGCTGATGCAAGCCAAATTCGGGAAGCCATTGACAAAATTACCGGCATTCAGCCCACCGACGACGTTGGCGAGGTGTTTTTGCTTGAGCAATTGGTCGATTTGGACCTTCAAGGCTTCGAGGACATGGACGAAGACGGCGAAATGACCGGAATCAAGCGCCCTTACGTGGTGACATTGGCTGAAGACACGCTCAGGGTGGTTGGAATTCGTCGAAATTGGAAAGAAGACGACAAAAAATGCACGCGGCGCAACTATTTTGTGCATTACGTGCTGGTCGAGGGCCCTGGAGCTTACGGCTTGGGCTTTGTGCACCTCATCGGGGGCCTTGGCAAGGCTGCCACAAGCGCTTTGCGCCAGTTGATTGACGCGGGCACGCTCTCCAACCTCCCTGCAGGCTTCAAGGCCAAAGGCGCACGGATCGCGGACGACTCTGACCCTATCCAGCCGGGTGAATGGCGCGACATTGACGCCGGCGGGGCAGAACTCTCGGCCTCCTTGATGCCTTTGCCTTACAAAGAGCCCAGCCAAGTGTTGTTTGCGCTGATGGGCTTTCTTGTGGACGCCGGCAAGCGCCTGTCCAGCACTGCCGACATGCAGGTGGGCGACGGCAACCAGTACGCACAGGTGGGAACGACCTTGGCGCTGCTGGAGCGCGGCTCCATGGTCATGTCCAGCATCCACAAGCGCCTGCACTACGCTCAAACGCTGGAGTTCCGCTTGCTGTTTGAGGGCTTTGGCCAGTACATGCCGAACGAGTACCCCTACGACGTGCCTGGCGCAAGCCGCAAAATCAAAAAGGCCGACTTTGACTCTATGGTGTCGGTGCAGCCGGTGGCGGACCCCAACATCTTCAGTTCTGCCCAGCGCATCCAACTTGCTCAGATGCAGTTGCAGCTCGCCCAGAGCGCCCCGAACATGCACAACATGTACGAGGCCTACTACCGCATGTATGCAGCGTTGAACATCCGGGACATTGACGGTGTGCTGATGCCGCAAAACACCAACATGCCGCGGGACCCGGCGTCTGAGAACAGCGACGTGCTCAACGGCATGAAGCTCAAAGCCTTCGCCGGCCAGCAGCACGACGCGCACATTGCAACGCACTTGATGATGGGCATGTCACCTATTCTGCAGGCTAACCCGATGTCTGCTGCTGAACTGCAGAAGCACGTGTTGGAACACATCCGCCTGCGCGCGGAAGAGGACATGGAAGTCGAGTTGTTTAAGCAATATGGAACCGATCCAGACCGCATGGTCTCTGCCATTCAGAAAGAGGGCATGATTGCTATCAACATCGCCATAGGCATGAAAGAAGTGCGGGAGATGCAGGATAAACTTGCGGGTGGCGAAGGCTCTGATCCGCTGGTGCAGATCAAGGAGAAGGAGATTGCCCAGCGCGCAGAAGCAGACAAGGCACGCATTGGCATGGACCAAAAACGCTTGGCCTTGGAGCAGCAAAAAGCGCAGCAAACCAACCAGATCAATATGCAGAAGCTGCAACTGCAACAGGTTAAAGCCAGCCAACCCCAACAACCGAGAGGCCAGTATGCCAATTAAAAAACCTATCAGCCCACGGCCCACGGCCCAGGTTAAAAAGTCCAAGAGCGGAGTTCAGACGCCCAAGGGAGTCCAAGGTCCGTTCATGGTGGTAAAAAAGAAAGATGGCAATAGGCCGGTTAAGATATACTGATAAGTGAGTGAGCGCTAACAGACGGAGCCTAGTGCCGTCTGCTTTTCATGGAAACACCATGCTTGAATTTGCAGAAGCAGTTCTGAAGGAAATCAGGAAACTCCAGGATCAGTCTAAACAGATTGTCCTGAACGGGACCATCACAGACATGGAGCGGTATCGCTTCATGATGGGACGCCTTGAAGGTTTGAGAATGGTTGAAGATTCCGTGAAAGACTTGCTCAAAAAAGTCACGGATGATGTTGACGATTTTCTCAAATGAAAGGAAGACCATGGAAGCCGAAGTAACCCCTGAAATCCCCATGACCGCCTTGGAGCGTAAGTGGGCCGAGGAGGCGGTTAACAAACCGCCGGCACTCGACGATGCTTACACAGAACTGGGTTTTGACCCAGAAAAACTGGACCAAGCGGTTATTGACACCATTCCCCAGCCTACCGGGTGGCGCATTGCCATCCTTCCCTATCGAGGCGCTGAAAAAAGCAAGGGCGGAATTGTCCTGGCCGAAGAAACGCAGCGTCGGACCCAGCTTGGCACCGTGTGCGGCTACGTCTTGAAGGTAGGGGCCCTGGCCTACGCCGATGAATCCAAATTCCCCACTGGTGCTTGGTGCAAACAGGGGGATTGGATTATCTTTGGCCGTTACGCCGGCGCGCGCATCCCAATCGACGGAGGTGAGATTCGTCTCATCAACGACGACGAGGTACTTGGAGTGGTGAACAGCCCTGAAGACATTCTGCACATGTAAAGGAGACTTGGATGAACGATGAACTGGAATTTAAAGTAGGAGAGGACGAGAGTCCTGCTACCGTCTCAATTAGAGAGGACGGCGCTGCTGAAGTGTTAGACAAGCCCCAAGCGCCTCGGGTCGAGACTACAGACAGCGGGGGAGAACTTGACCAGTACAGCGAAGGGGTTAAAAAGCGCATTGACAAACTGACCGCGCGCTTGCGCGAGACCCAGCGCCGTGAGCAGGCCGCCTTGGAGTATGCCAAGAACGTGCAGGCCCGGTCCCAACATCTTGAGCAGCAGTACATGAGCGTGGACAGCGCCCGCTTGGGCGAGGCCTCGGGCCGTGTTCAGACGCAAGTGGTGGCTCTAAAGCAGATCATTCGCAAGGCACGTGAAGAAGGTGACATTGACACCGAAACGGAAGCCCAGCAGCGACTGACCTCGCTCACCATGGAGCAAAACCAGATTGCTGTTGCCACGCAGCAACGCGACCAGCAGACCCAGCAGTGGACATATCAGCAACAGGTTGCTGCCCAGCAGGCCGCCCAACAGCCTCAGGTACAGGTTCAGCAAGAAGTCGACCCACGGGTGGAAGAGTGGGCCGAGCGCAACCCTTGGTACGGCCGAGATACTGCCATGACCCATGCTGCTTGGGGAATTCATCGCCAGTTAATTCAAAGCGAAGGATTTGACCCAAACAGCAATGAGTATTATGATGAGCTTGACAACCGCTTAAAACAGACCTTCCCCCAGAAATTGAGAGGGGGTCAGCAGGCGCAAAATAACAGGTCCGCCAGGAACGTGCAAACGGTGGCACCTGCATCCCGATCATCGGGTATTAACAACGCACGCCGCACTGTCAAGTTGACCCCAAGTCAAGTTGCAATTGCTAAAAAGCTGGGTGTTCCTCTTGAGGAATACGCCAAGTACGTAAAGGATTAAGGCCATGTCAGACGTTAAAGTACCTACACTCAATCGCATTTCTCGCGGGATCGAATCCCGTGATAAAGATGCGCGACGTAAACCATGGACACCTCCTTCACGACTGGATGCGCCACCTGCCCCTCCTGGGTATAAGCACCGTTGGATTCGATCTGAAGTCGGAGGCAAAGACGACCGCACGAACATCTCTGGAAAGCTCCGCGAGGGGTACGAGCTGGTTCGTGGGGACGAGTACCCCGACTATCACATCCCAACAGTAGAAGACGGCCGACATGCTGGTGTTATCAGCGTGGGAGGCTTACTTCTTGCACGTATCCCAACCGAGACGCTGGAAGAACGCAACGCGTATTACCAAAGTAGAGCGAATGACCAATTGCAGGCGGCCGACAATGAGCTGATGAAAGCGAATGCTCACAACAGCATGACCATTCAGCGGCCCACACGTCAATCGCGCGTTTCTTTTGGCGGCTCTAACAAGGGCTAAAAAATTTTTTTCTAAGGAAATGACAAATGGCTAATATCGACAAGGCTTTCGGCTTTCGACCTATTGGCAATCTTTCCGCTACTGGTGCTCAGAAACAGTACGGATATGAGATTGCCGATAACCAGTCTGGAACAATTTTTCAAGGCGACCTAGTCGCTCTTTCAGCGGGTTTTATTACTCGGTTTCTCCCGGCCACACATACTGCTGCGGTAGGCGTGTTCAACGGTTGCAACTACATTGATCCCACCACCGGCAAGCCTACGTTTAAGAACTTCTACCCAGGTTCCGTCAACATCACCGCTGGCAAGATCATTGCCGACGTAATTGACGACCCTAGTCAGCTGTTCCTAATCCAGTGCGACGCAGGTTTTGTTGCTGCGGATGTAGGCAAGAACGCAGATGTTATCGGTACCGGCGGAAGCACCACCACTGGTGTGTCCACCATGGAGTTGAACTCCAGCACGCTTGCCACTTCAGCTGCGCTGAACCTGAAGACTGTTGGCTTGTACAACGTCCCGAGTAACGAGTACGGCTCTTTTGCCGTGGTGGTAGTCAAGATCAACGAACACGTGTACGGTAGTGCAGGTGTTGCTGGTCAATAAAGGAGCTAAATCATGGCAATTTCACGTGCACAACTGGTGAAAGAGCTTGAGCCTGGTCTCAATGCTTTGTTCGGCCTCGAGTACAAAAACTACGAGAACCAGCATCTCCAAATCTACTCCGTTGAATCTTCTGACCGTGCGTTTGAAGAGGAAGTGATGGAATCCGGCTTTGGCGAAGCTCCTGTGAAGACTGAGGGCGCTGGCGTTTCGTACGACCAGGCGCAAGAGGTCTACACGGCTCGCTACACCCACGAGACCATCGCCCTGGCGTTCTCGCTAACCGAAGAAGCCGTTGAGGACAACCTCTACGACCGCCTGTCGGCCCGCTACACCAAGGCCCTGGCCCGTTCGATGGCTCAAACCAAGCAGATCAAGGCGGCAGCTGTGCTGAACGGCGCTTTCACCACCTCCATCGGTGGCGACGGCGTGGTTTTGTGCGCAACCAACCACCCCACCCTGAGTGGTCCAAACCTGTCCAACACCTTGGCCACGCCGGCTGACTTGTCCGAGACCTCCTTGGAACAGTCCCTGATCGACATCTCCGCGTTCACTGATGAGCGCGGTTTGAAGATCGCTGTCCAAGGCCTGAAGTTGATCATCCCCAAGGAGTTGATGTTCACCGCTGATCGTATTCTGAAGTCCACGCTTCGCGTTAGCACTGCAGATAACGACATCAACGCCATCCTCAACATGGGCATGGTGCCTCAGGGCTACGTGGTCAACAACTTCCTGACCGATCCGGACGCATATTTCATCAAGACTGATGCTCCCAACGGCATGAAAATGTTTGAACGCGTGAACATGAAGACGGGTTTTGAAGGCGACTTCGACACCGGCAACGTCCGCTACAAGGCACGTGAACGCTACAGTTTCGGCTTCAGCGATCCGCGCGGCTTGTTTGGTTCGCCAGGCGCGTAACAAGTTGGAAATTACCGACCAAAAAAGGGGCCTCGGCCCCTTTTTCTTTCTTTAAAAATAGGGTATATTGAGCCTATTCCGGGCCTTCCGGCACATCTGACAGTCCCGGCTGACGACATGCAGACAGATGTGCTCCAACTTGCATGTAAGGAAAAATTATGGCATCCACCACGTTTTCGGGCCCGGTCACGTCCACCAATGGCTTTGTTGGCAATCTCACGGGCAACGTCACCGGCAACGTCACCGGCAACATTGCAGGATCGGGCCGCATCACGCACGCTACGACCGCTGCAATTAACGCCACTGCGACCGCCACAGCCGCAGAGGTAGCAACAGGTTACATCACAGTCACTTCAGCTACTGCTGTAGTCATCACTTTGCCAACGGGCACTTTGCTTGGAGCAGCACTGGGCGCGGTCAAGGGCACGGTTTTTGATCTGTACATTGACAACACCGCAAGCACAAGCTCCGGCGCCGTGACTGTGGCGGTAGCCACCAACGGCATTTTGTCAAGCGCTGCCGCTGACACCCCCGGCAGTTTTGGTGACCTGACAATTCCTGTTGGCGCCACGGGTCTTGCTCGTTTCACCATCATGTTCTCCAGTGCCACCGCATACGTCTTCACGCGCACTGCTTAATTAGGGGGCCGACATGAGCAACAGCAATATTCAGGCAGTCACAAAGACTGCTGATGGCCATGCAATTGGAGGCCGCACAAGAGTAGCTGGCATCTATTTCACAAACACGGCAACGGCCGCGTCTTTTACGTTGAAGAACGGCAGCACCACTGCAGGCACAGCCTTGCTGACTATCACTACCCCTGCTGCGGCCGGAGCCACTGACCTCATCCTCCCGGATATGGGAATTCTCTTTGACTCAGGGGTGTTTATTGATGTCTCTAGCGCTGAAGTTACCAGTGTCACGCTGCTCTTTTATGGTGGGGCAGCGCAGTAATGGCTAAAAAGACCCCTTCCCTTTCGGTCGGTCGCGGCGAGAAATTGCCCGTCTCTAAAGGGGCGGGTCTGACTGCCAAGGGCAGGGCCAAGTACAACGCAGCAACAGGCAGCAACCTCAAGGCCCCCCAACCTAAAGGTGGACCGCGCAAAGACTCCTTTTGCGCGCGCATGGGAGGTATGCCGGGGCCCATGAAAGATGAAAAAGGCAAGCCTACCCGCAAGGCGGCTGCCCTAGCCAGATGGAAGTGCTGACATGGAGATGATGGTATGGAACATTGTTTTGACAGCGGTAGTGGGCCTCATGGGGTTCTTGCTTAAAAGCAAGTTCGACGAGCTTGGGCGTATCGGCATTTTGCTGAACCGCACCCGCGAAGAGGTTGCTAGGGACCACATTACGCGCAGGGAAGTGGACGACCGGGTTGAAAAACTGGTAGTTCACATGGATCAACGGTTTAACCGCATTGAGCAAAAACTCGATGACATGCAAAAAGGACGGACGACATGAAAGCAGCAATGAAAATGGTTAAAAAAGGCGGCAAATCAGTGCCGGCTTTTGCGGCCGATGGCGTTGGCAAAATGAAAAAAGGCGGCACGCCCAAGAAGATGCAAATGGGCGGTCCTGCTGGCGGCATGCCAATGCAGGGCGCGATGCCTCCTGCGCGCGGCCCGATGCCCCAGGGCATGCCTCCCGCAATGAAAAAAGGCGGCGCGGTAGGCATGCACAAGATGCCTAACGGCAAGATGATGAAAGATTCTGACATGGGCGACAAGATGGGTCGCGCTGTTAAACGTAAAACGGCCGACGTCAAGGGCCGTGCAATGAAAAAAGGAGCTTGATATGGCTGGACGTGGAATGGGAGCCGCTTCGCGCGGCGGTGGTGCGGTTGAAAGCGGCCCCGCAAACAAGATGAGGTCTGAGACAAGTACCTCTACGGGTATCCCCAAGATGGCCAAAGGTGGCATGGCCAACAAAGGCAACGTCAATGAACACAAGCGCAGGGCCATGGGCAAACCCATTGGCAAAATGGGCGGTGGCATGATGACCAAGGGTTACGCTGCTGGCGGCATGATGTCTAAAGGCTATGCTGCGGGCGGCGCGGCCAAACGCGCTAAGTAATGGCATACCTCATCAGCAATATTCCGTACTTTAAGTGCTGGGTTAGACGCGAGTTTACCCACATGCACCAGAAGTACCATGGCGAGTACTTGCACGCAAATGTCATTGCGGTCAACGTCATGCCGGATCGTTGCTTGAGTTTTCAGCTTGTGTTTACCGGGTGTGAAAGCCAAGTAGATGGCTCTGAAAACGTGCATGGAGGAGCCATGTGGGCGCGCATGCCGATCACAGCGCTGGTGGGAGATATCCCCCTGGAAGAGTGGCCGGAGCGCATGCCCACCCATTTAGCACAGCCTTGGGACTGCCCTTCTCACCACCACACGGTAATAAAGTTTGCCAGGACCAGCCCCAGCCCTTGGTTGTGCAAAATTGACGGCGAGTTTTACACGGGCAGATACCTGTTCACCGTGGACTATGCCGAGAGCGAAGTGGCCGATTGTCCCGCACAGCACAAGCAAAGTCATGTTTTGCTTTTGACCGATGCAGGCAAGTGGACGGGGAACATTGTGGCGTTGCCAAACAACCGCGTCCGGGTCACAAGCCCCGCGTTTTGGCAAACAGGCGAGGGTGCCCCTGATTTCAAGCCAAGTCAGTGGACGCACTGTGCAGAGCAAGACGACTCGTACATGGACGCACAGGCGACATTTGACAACTTGTACAGCAAATGACTACCTCCAACACGACCACATTTGACCTGTCGATTGATGATCTGATCGAAGAGGCATTTGAGCGCTGCGGCATGCGACCGACCAGTGGGTATCAACTTACGTCGGCACGCCGCTCGCTCAACCTCCTGTTTCTTGACTGGGCCAATCGTGGGTTGAACCTGTGGACCATTGAGCAGGCTACTTATGCTCTAGTGCAGGGAACCAGCAGCATTTCGTTGCCGACTGACGTAGTTAATGTATTAGAGGCAATTATTCGCCAAAATAACCAAGGCATCAACACCGACGTTTACATTGAGCGAATCAGCCGTGAAGACTACCTTAACGTGCCCGACAAGACCACGCAGGCCCGCCCCGCTCAGTTTTACGTAGAGCGCACCAATGTTCCAAAAGTGTATTTTTACCCGGCAGCGGATCAGAACTACACCTTTGTGTACTACCGCATTCGTCGCATCCAAGACGCTGGCGCATACACAAACACTTCCGACGTGAATTTTAGGTTTTTGCCATGCCTGGCGTCGGGCCTGGCCTACTACTTATCGCTCAAGTTTGCTGCCGATCGCGTTTCGGCGCTCAAGGCAATCTACGAGGAAGACTTCCAGCGCGCGGCTTTGGAGGATCGCGACACCGCAAGCGTGCAGTTTGTACCGGATTTAGGGGTATGACATGGCATTTGCCACGGGCATATATTCCTACGGACTGTGCGACTACTGCGGACAGCGGTACAAGTACAACAACCTGCGCAAGAACTGGCGCGGGTTTATGGTGTGCCCAGACGACTACGAGCCAAAGGAGCCCCAACTTGAACCGCTTCGTTACAGGGGGGACGCCATCGCGCTGCGTGATCCGCGACCCGATCGTATTGAACCGGTGTCGGTCTACGTTGGCGCGCCGGGCTTTACCGCCTTTCAAAGTTATGGCAGCGTCCAAGGCGGCACCAACATGCAACCGTATGTGCAGGACCAAGCGCTCATTGCGCAAGGCGTTGTTGGCACCGTGACTGTGAGTATTTCATGACCTACGACGAACTTGTCACCAACATCCGAAACTACACCGAGGTGAACAGCAACGTGTTCACCGCGGCGGTGATTAACACGTTCATTACCATGGCGGAGAACCAGATTCTTCGCGAGATTGACTTGGACGTGTTCAAGCTCGAAGCGACGGGGAGCATGACCCAAGGCAACAAGTTCCTGACGGCCCCTACTGACCTCTTGACGCATCGGTACATGATCCTGACACCCGTGAGCGGCGATCAACTGTTCTTGGACTTCAGAGACACGTCCTTCATGAAAGAGTACTGGGCCAACGGCACTACGCAGGGCACGCCCAAGTATTACGCCGTGTGGGACCAGAACACCTTCTACATTGCGCCCACGCCAAACCAAAACTACAGCGTGGAGCTGGGCTACATTTACCGCCCAACGCAGCTGTCGTCGGCCAACCCCACCACTTGGATCAGCAATAATGCGCCTGAGGCGCTGTTGTATGCGTGCCTGATTCAAGCCTACAGCTACACGAAGGGCCCTGCTGAAATGATGCAGTACTTTCGTGGGGCTTACAAAGAGGCCATTCAAGGTCTTGGCGCAGAACAACAGGGCCGCCGCCGCCGTGACGAGTATCGTGATGGCATGCTTCGCATTCCCCTTAAATCGGATTCACCTGGACCATGATGACATTCCCGTTACCCGGAAGCATAGGCAACGTTTTTGTTGAGACCACGCAAAAACGGGGTTGGACGCCAGAAGAGTTGGCCGTGCGCGCTGCCGACAAGATCATCTTTGTTGGCGATCAGTCGCACCCGGCGGTGCAAGCCCAAGCCCGAGCTTTTAAAGACAACGTCAGGCAGGTCGTATTGTTTTACTTGAAAGAAGCGGTTGAACAGGATCGAGCAACTATTGCCTTACGCCTGCGCGAGGCCGGTCATCCAGACTTGGTTCATTTGTTAGGAGATTAAAAATGGCATTTTCAGGCAATTTTATGTGCACCAGCTTTAAAGTGGAGCTGATGCGAGCGGTGCACAATTTCACGACCGGCACGGGTAATGCGTTTAAGCTGGCTTTGTACGACAACAGTGCATCATTCACTGCAGCAACGACCGCTTACACGGCCACCAACGAGGTGGCCAACTCCGGCACGTATGCGGCGGGCGGCGGCGCGTTGACCAACGTCACGCCCACGTCTACCGGGACGACGGCGTTCACGGACTTTGCTGACCTGTCGTTTACCAGCGCTACGATCACCGCATTTGGTGCGTTGATCTATAACGACACGGCAACCGGAGACCCCACTGTTTGCGTTTTGGACTTTGGTGGGGCAAAGACCTCTACCAGTGGCACCTTTACGATCATCTTTCCAACGGCCGACGCCACCAATGCCATTATCCGCATTGCGTAATGAGGAGCGCAGGTGGCTGATGTCGTTGTTGCCTTCCAAGGCTGGAATGCGTCCGGCGTAGGTTGGGGCGAGCAGCCCTGGGGAGAGGGCGTTCTTGACATCAAAGCCACCGGAGCCGTAGGCTCTGTGCAGGTGACCGCGGACGTGGTCGTTTTACTTTCTGGCGTACAGGCAACTGGCCAGGTAGGTTCGGTTGACCATACGGCGGATGCCAATGTGTCCGTCACCGGTGTTGCCGGCACAATGACCATTGGCACAGTGGCGGTTGAAGCAGACGTTGGGGTGTCTGTAACGGGACTCCAGGCCACAGTATCAATTGGCAGTGTCACAACTGTTGCCGACGCCAGTGCGTTTCTTACCGGCGTTTCTGCCCAAGGAGTGGTTATCCCGGTGCTTGTTTGGAGTGTAATAGATGACAACCAGACGCCTAACTGGCAAAATGTAAACAACGCACAGACGCCTAACTGGCAAAATGTAAACAACGCACAGTCGGTGACTTGGACTCAGGTCCTAACGTAAAGGAAATAACATGGCAAGCAGCTATTCAAGTAATCTTAAAATTGAGTTGATGGCCACCGGCGAGAACTCGGGCACTTGGGGCACCATCACCAATACCAACTTGGGCACAGCGCTTGAGCAGGCCGTTGTTGGGTATGGCAACCCTGACTACACTTCTGACGCTAACCTGACCATTAGCATCACCAACAGTAACGCGGCCCAGGCTGCTCGAGCCTTGGTCTTAAACGTCACCTCCACGTTTGGCAGCTTGACGGCTACTCGTGAGCTGATTGTTCCTACGACCCAGAAGCAGTACATCGTCCAGAACAATACGACTGGTGGCCAAAGCATTACGGTCAAGACCTCCGCCGGCACGGGAATTACCGTCCCTACTGGCCGCAAAGCTCACTTGTATGTGGACGGCACCAACGTCATTCAAATGTTTGACTTTGTTGACATCAACGGCGGCGCGATCGACGGCACGCCCATTGGAGCCGCATCCGCATCCACCGGTTCGTTTACCACGATGAGTCTCAGCACGGCACTCCCCGTTCTGTCTGGCGGCACAGGGGTGACCACCTCGACCGGAACTGGCTCGGTCGTGTTAAATACCAGCCCCACTTTCGTAACGCCAATCCTCGGTACCCCCACCTCTGCCACACTAACCAACGCCACAGGCTTGCCCATCTCCACAGGCGTGGCTGGCTTGGGTACAGGCGTTGCTACTGCGTTAGCGGTCAACATAGGCTCCGCTGGCGCTCCTGTGGTGTTTAACGGCGCTCTAGGCACACCCTCTTCAGGCACAGTGACAAACCTGACCGGCACAGCCTCAATCAACATTAACGGCACTGTGGGGGCTACAACGCCTACGACGGGGGCTTTTACGACGCTGAGTGCTACGGGTGTTACGACTGTGCAAGCTGGAACATCGGCACTCCCTGCTATCACCACGTCAGGCGACACCAACACAGGCATTTTATTTCCTGCTGCGGACACGCTGGGGTTTACCACTGGCGGCACTGAACGGATGCGGATTGATAGTGCGGGGAGCGTGGGGATTGGTGCAGCCCCAACATCAGCAGCTAAAGCCAACATCACTAGCACCAGCGCGGGAGCGTCAACAATTGCACTATCGCTGCAAAATGCATCAAACACCATTAGCTCGGAAACGGTGCTTGATTTAGTTGCCAATGCAAACGGAACAGGGGTACGTTCAGCGCAGATTACAGCTATTAACACCAATGGGTCAACTGGCGTAAATATGGTGTTTAAGATAGCTAACGGTGCAGCACCCGCTGAAGCAATGCGTATAAGCAGCGCTGGCATTTTGATGCACAATAACACTGTGGTTAATAGTCAGAGTAATCCTAACGGCATCCAGAACAACTCTTCAACAGTATTGGAATCCTTTTCAACATCAGCATCATCTAGTCAATCTTTATTCTTTACAAAATCTGCCAACGCCACGGCGGGATCACAAACGGTAGTTACTAATGCTGACGAGTTAGGATCAATCAGGGCGTATGGATCGGATGGTACAGCCTACCAACAATCTGCGCAAATTTTATTTAAAGTAGACGGTGGTACACCCAGTTCTACTTCCATGCCGGGTCGGATTACTTTCTTAACATCGGCATCTGGGTCCGTAATACCGACTGAGCGGTTGCGGATTGATAGTGCTGGATTAACAACCGCCACAGGCACGCTAAAAGTAACCACGGGTGCGGCTGTTGGTAATGCAACACCTAGCACCGGTGGCTTAGCCTTCCCAGCCACGGCGGTTGCCGTTGCCGATGCAAACACCCTAGATGACTACGAAGAAGGAAGTTGGACTCCTGTGATTACATTTACTGGCGGCAACGGTGACACAACAACAGCAGAAGCTGTCGGTGTCTACACAAAAATTGGACGACTTGTTCAAATTGCGTTTAACGTCGAATTTACTGAAACAACAGCATTAACCAATTTGACAATTACTGGAGTTCCGTTTACTGCAGGTGGCACTGTTAGAACTGCTGTGGGTTGTTGGGTTGACAATATGACAACGCTTGTCGGTTCTCCTGTTGCTATCCTTGGCACGGGCGCTACAACCATTCAATTAAATCAGACAACAACCGGCGCAGCAGCAACCATCACCAACCTAAACACTGGCACATCATCCCGTGTTCGCGGCAGTCTTTCATACAGCATATAAGGAGTAAATCATGGCATTATCAGAACAGACCATCCTCAAGCAAGTCACCGTGCTGCCTGCGCAGTCTGCTATCAATGTGCAGTGGGCCAATCAGGTCTTGCGTGACGATGAAGTTATTAGCGAGACATATCATCGAAAAGCATACACCAAAGAACAGCAAGCGGAGTTTCAAGCTGAAGTGCCGGGCGCAGCCACTTATGTTGCTGCTGTTGGTTGGTAACGCTATAACCAAAAAGGAATAAATCATGTCTAACACCTACGAATACAAAGTCACCAACCTGATCCGCAACCCAGATGGCATTGTCGTCACCGCGCAGTTCAGCATCACCGCATCAGACGGCGTTGACAGTTTCACGCACAACTACAACTTTGGGTTTGCTAACAAGCCGGTCACACCAACTG